TTGAAATTGAAGGTGGGGAAGTTCGTCTTTTAAATGAAGATGAAGTATTAGCAACCGTACAGGATCCAACAGATATCCTGCACAAATATTAATCATAGGAGAAACTATGCCAGAAGAAGAAAAAAAACCAAGTGAAAAATTGGTTGATATTGATACATCGGGGCCTGAAACAGATGTAGCAGTAGAAGAAGTAAAAGAGGAGGCCGTTGTAGAAACCAAGGAAGAAGAACCAAAGATCACGGAAGTAAAAGATGAAACAGTTAAAGAAATAAAGAAGGAACAAAAAGAAGACGATTCTAAATTAGAAGATTATAGTAAAGGCGTTCAAGGACGTATTGCTAAACTCACAAGAAAAATGAGAGAAGCAGAACGTAGAGAAGCAGCCGCTATTGAATATGCTAATTCTTTAGAACAAGCAAGAAAGGTTGATCAGGATAGATTTCAAAAAGTTGATTCTGATTATACTAAAAAATTTGAGGATAACATCAAGACGGGAATGGATTCTGCGCAAAATGAATTAGCGCGTGCCATTGAAGCGGGTGATGCTGCAGCTCAAGTTCAAGCAAATAAAAGAATTGCTACACTTGCATTTGATAGTGCAAAAATGGAGCAAAGAAAAGAAAGCAGGGCTCAGGAAAAACCTGTGCAGCTTTCTGACGGTGGACAATTACCACGACAGACACCGAGACAAATGCCTCAAGCTGATCCGATGGCTGAAGATTGGGCGGAGAAAAATAAATGGTTTGGACGAGACAGACCTATGACTTTTACTGCGTTCGAAATTCACAAGGATCTAGTTGAAAAAGAAGGATTTGATCCTAAGTCTGACGAATACTATGCGGAAATCGATAAAAGAATAAAGGTTGACTTTCCTCATAAATTTGGTAGTACTGAGACAACTACGCCTAGACCCGTTCAGTCGGTGGCTTCTGCGAACAGAAGCGTAAAACAAGGGCGCAAAACTGTGAGA